TTGCCTGGTTAAGTTAATACTACCTTCCAACCAAGGATTAGCGATACCTGCGGCACCAGCAGTTCCTGTAGTTGGCTTAGCACCCATGCCAGCTTGAGCACTTGGTTTGAAGTGATGTTCGTAGCCAGAGCCAGGATTTTTTAGCTTGGCAAGGTAGACATTGATGTCTTCTTCTACGCCCCCATTCAGCACCTTGACGCTGCCATCTTCTGCTTTTTTCAGATTGCTCTGAACAAGCTGCAGCATCTGATCAGCGTTGATCGCACCAGATTGACTAATCGCTGAAAGCGCAGATGTTTTCATCGCGGCAGTTTCGTTAGAAACACGAAGATCTGCCAACTGCTGTTGCAGCTCAGCAATTTGCTGGTCTTTGGTTTGAGCAGTTTTGTTGGCCTCTTCCCAGAGATCCTTCCACTGGCCTTGGTCTTCCAGTGTTTTGCGCCGTTGCTCGTCTTGTTTTTTGTAAACGTCGTCAAGCTTGCCTTTGATACCTTGGAACTTTTCCTCGGCCTCGCTGGCACGCTGTTGCAACGCTTGAATTTGCTGCTCGTAAGCAGAAACATCAACGTTGACGGTGTTCGCAGTCTCAGCCACGGGCTGCTCAGAGGACGCCACGGGCGTCTCCTGAATGACTTGTTCTTCCATTACTAGAAAAGAATTTACTCTTCTACCTTACTTGTCTTTGCTTTTTTGGCGGCAGGTTTTTTGGCCGCAGGCTTTTCAACAGGCTTGGCTGATCTTTCAGATGATGGATCCCAGGAATCAACAAGTTCCCACTTGTAGGAACCATCGGCCTGCAAAACTCTGTCAAGAGACTTAGCCATCGCTAAAAAGGCGTTTTCCTAAGTCTAAACCGTGCCGCCAACCTCATCTATGGTCGCGGGCGACAGGTTCAGCCACTGATTGCCGTTGTAACCCTCAAACCTGTTTTCCGTGGTGTTGTAACGAATAGCTCCTGTCGCAGGACTGCCTGGACGCTCAGCAGTTGTCCCTACCGCCACAAAGGCGTCTGAACCAGCTGGACCTTGAGAGCCTGTTGCGCCAGTAGCTCCTCTCGGGATCGTGAAGTCAAAAACAGCAGCAGAGGAAGTACCACTGTTGGTAACGCTTGCACTGCCACCAGCAGCTCCAGTCGTAATCGTGCCAACAGCAATAGTTGCAGCTGCACCATCGGCTCCATCAGCACCGTCAGCGCCAGCGGGTCCTGTTGCACCAGTAGCGCCCGTAGCTCCTGTAGCACCAGTTGCACCTGTTGGTCCTTGAGGACCAGTAGCTCCATCAGCGCCATCTGCACCATCTGCACCGTCTGCACCTGCTGGACCTTGTGCTCCTGTTGCACCTGTTGGACCTGCAGGACCAGTAGCGCCAGTTGCACCTGTGGCTCCGTCAGCTCCATCAGCACCAGCAGGGCCTTGTGGTCCTGTAGCTCCAGTGTCCCCTTTTTCGCCTTGAAGCCCTTGATCAGAAGTTTTTAGAGCACTGGCGCGTGGTGTGCCATCAAGGTTCTGCGTGCCAATAGCAACAGGTGCTCCGGCCCAGCCGGTTTCAGTCTTTGGACCGTATAACCGCTTCGTTAAAACATCGACGTACCAATCACCGTTGGTGCCGATGTCCCCTGGTGCGCCATTGCCAGATAACAGGTTGTTGAACTGATCAACCTTTTTGGCAAGTTTTACCAGTGCGGCGATCTGTGCAAGCGTGAGGCTGTTTTGGTCCGCCATAGCCTCACTGCATCATTGCGTTGATTAGACGGTCGATTTGATCGCTGTTGGGTAAAGAGGTTTCACTAGGAGGATCTTGTTTTTGCTCAGCGGCTGTAGGCAGGATCTCACCCTGAACCAGCATGTCGCGGAACTCTTCGCGGCTGATCACTTCATCTTCAAACAGCTGACCCATTGCAGCAATGTCCTGTCCGATAAGGCGTTGCAGGTCAAAGTCGCGGCTAATCTTTACCTCGGGCGGTTCAAGACCCAAGTAATTAGCCGCCAAGTTGTAAGCCTTCTGCAGGCCAGACTCCAGATCCATCGACACCATCGACAGCATCGAGTTGGTGTCAATCCGATCCAAACGCCGGGCGTCAGCAGACTCAGCAACAAACTTCTGTTGGCTCAGCGTGCTGATGCCGAGTGTCGCCATCTGCTGCTGTAACTCCTGAATCTCCGATGATTGCGCCTCAAACGCGCTTGCCGCAGGCTCCACGTAATAGACCTTGTTACCCGGCTGGGTCGCCATCGCGTAATTAACGCTGATAGCCATGTCTTTCGTTTGGTCGTCCCAACCCTCAAGGACGAGCATCGGTTGCGAAGCAATGTGGAGACTGTGGATAAGATCCGCTTGCCGCTGATAGTGGGCCAGATTGAGATGAGCAATGTCCAGTAGCGGTGGCTTACTGGTCAACGTATCGGTTTTATTTGCGTAGACCGTTACCAGTGGGATCTGCCCAAGCGAGAAATCGCCTGACTCAACCAGCTCATACTCCGACGTAGCGTCGGATTGATCGAAGGAAGAGGGGTATGGGAAGTTCCCTTGCATCTCTTTTTTCTGCTCTTCTTGCCTAAAGACGCGATAACGACCTGGCTCGATGACACGTACTTGGTCATAAACCTTTTCTCCAAACTCGCCGTCAGGGATTACTGCCTTTTCGCCAATCCGAACTTGCGTAAGGTTTCCGTAATTGGTTTCGCGGTCCAGTCGCCAACCGTAGATGTTGGTCGGATCCACCTCAATCCAATAGGGCCGACGATTAAGAGCACGCTCCTCTGCAAGACTTCTCGCGCCCGAAGGCGCAGGAAAATCAACCAGCGTGTGACAGTGCCCATACGTCAGGGCACAAATCAAGAGTCGTCGAGCGTACTCATCTAAATCTGAGCCGCACCCATCAACGTCTTTATTAAATACATCTGTCCAATAGGGATCACCTTGGACACTAATTGGTTTACGCAGGATTAACCCGGCGGCTGCCCGAATCAAACGCTGCGTGTAAGGCGTAAAAACTGAGCGGTTGACCCGTGCCAGATACGCGGAGTAGTCCTCACGCGGCTCTAAAGGCAAAAATGCTTCGCAGTTATCGCGTAAATACTCCGTCCCGTTTGTAACGGCTTTCATGATCTCCCAGCCCTTCATCTGGTCGATCACGGCCCGTGTCCGCACGAACGGACTGTCAACACTTCCCATGTAGGAACTGCTGACGAGATGCGTTCTAACGAGACCAGGAACGGAATAAGTCATGACACCTCAGAGTTGAGCTTTAACAGCCCCATCGACGACGGGCCGCTTTACCCCGTTCACCAGTCCAGTTACGACTTCGAGCGCAGAAAGAACGCTTACGGGCAGCTTCTTCCTTTGTCTTGGGCTTGCCTGTAACCGGCGGTTTCAAATTAGAACCCGTTTCCCGGTTGTACTTAGCCCGACCTTTAGCGGTCAGGCCAGCACCTTTGCTAACAGGCAGCTTCTCGCCACGGCCAACACTAAGGCTGGGACCACGCTTACGCTTTTTGCGCTCTGCCATCGTCCTAACCCTTACTGAAGGTTAGAAGTGATGGTGCCGCTAGTGACGAAGTTGCAGGTGGCAACAACCAAATCGCCAACAGTGGATGCAATATCCATGCTGGTGATAATGCCCGCAAAGCTCACGCTGTCAGAGCCGGAGGTAGTGCCGGTAGTAAACAGCTCAAACGTGGCGTCTGCAGTGTCTGCAGCGGTGATCACATCCTCAATAAATGCAGCCTGACCAGTTGCATCTGGGTCGTACACCAGCTCAACGGTGCCAGAGCCGGACACCATGCTGCCGACAAATGCACGGAACGTGTCACCGTGATCGGTAACGTCCAACGTGTCTTTGGTGATGTTCAGTGTCCAGCTGCGGGTTCCAACGATGGTGGCGTTGGAAGAACCAGCAGCGTCAAACTGGACCGCACCTTGCTCTCCGCGAAGGATGGCCATGAGTAGACATAGGAAGGGTCTATACGGTTGATTCTAACCGTTCACAACCCACAAGCCATCTCAAGACTTCTTCTTTTTCGCCTTACGCCGTCGATGTTGATAAGAAATCTTCTTTGAACCTGTCTTTTCTTTCTTAAAACGAGCTTTTTCTGCAGGACTCATCTCTTTTGTGGTTTTTGGCGTCTTATCTGACACCCTGCGTGATGGTCTACACGCTGGATAAGCCCTATCTTCGCCTTTGGAGCGGCCACAAGGCTTTCCGGTCTTTATATCGACCCATTTCTCGTCAAACCATCTGCCCAGGCCGCCACGGCCCTTACTTGGCTTTTTTGGTTTTGCGGGTTTTCGTGGTTTTTTTCGTTCCGCCACTGGTTGCTTTCCGATAAGTGCCACCACGCTTTTTATATTCGCGCACCAGCCACGCATTTGCATACGCGCTCGGGTAAACCGCGAACTTGCGCTTGGCCTCAGCCTTTACGCGAGCATAAAGCGCTTTGTTTACTGGGACGTTTTCACTTTCCACAGCTACACCGCATCTTCTTGCTGTCCTTCTTCATACCCTTTTTCTTGCCGTTGGGCTTTTTCTTGCCACCAGCTCCGTAATGACCAGGCATGACAACTAGGCAATGGGTTACACCCAGTCTAAACAGCTTTGGACCCGTATTCCAGCGTTACTCGCCGTTTTCTACCGCTAGGCGAGTTCCAACGAAAAAATCGCACCTGCACTGACGGATGAAGCTCCTCTTCCGGTGATTGCAACGTCTTCCAACGATGATCACACTCCAAACAACGCCGCTCACGCACACAATGGTTGTCCTGCGACGTATAACGCCCCATCACCTTTGATTCCTCTGACCCACACTTGGGACAACAAGGCGCGTTGAGCGGACGAAACATCCTCAATACAAGCGGTATGACGTAGTTCCCATGGCCTCAGGCTTGGCCAAGTTGAACTGCTGAAGCACAAGATACCCGAAAGCATCAAAGGCGTGGTCCACTCCTAGATTTTTGTTAGGCAAACCAGTGCCTGGGGCGTAAGTCAGCGTCCGTAATGACTTAATCAACTCTTTGCAACGCGGGTGGATCTTGACCCGACGCGCTCCAGAAGCATCCATTAGACCCGTGTTGACCGCTGTGATCTTGTCTCGGATCTTCCACGGTGATCGTGGTGATTGAACCGTAAAGCCGCTGCGCCTAAGGATTGCATGGTCCGTTACGCCGACACCACTGGTTTTCCTGGCTCCGCCGGTTGGGTCGGGACAAGCAATAATCCTGCGATCTACTCCATACCTGCGGGTGACCTCCTCCGCAAAATCCCAGGTCGTAGCCCCGCCCGTCAGCATGATCTCGTCAAACACGTACAACGTGTCCGCATCTTTGACTGCACAGATGCCAGACATCGGATCCACGTTGAAGTCAACGCCCAGCAGCAACGGTTGAATTGAAATATCTTTCGCTTCCGTTGAAATGTTGTCGTCAGAAAAACTGATGGCCACCAAACCAGTCAGGTTCTCGAAGGACGCTTCAAATTCCTGGCGGAACGTGCGCGAATCAAGTTGAGCGCGGGCTGCTTCGACCTCCTGTTTGCTGACGTTTCCTCCTTCAATCGTTGTGTAGCTCCATCGTTGCCATTCGTCGGTTTCATCCTCTGGGACATAACACCACAAGTCGTAAAACCAGCTAGCTGTACCGTCTGGCGTCGAAATAAACAACGCCCAACCCTCCTTATCCGCCAAAGCAGGTCGAATCACCTCAAACCACACCTCCGAATCCATAAAAGCGGCCTCATCAAGCACTACGCCTGACAAACTGCGGCCACGAAGCGCCATTGCGTTCTCTGTACCCTTTAGTTCGATCGTTGAACCGTTAATTAGCTCAATTCTGAGGTCGGTTTCGTTTTTGCTCTTGATCCAAACCTTCGGAACCAGCTTTTTTAACGCTCTCCATGCAATATCTTTGGCCATCCGATACGTCGGAGCGCAATAAAAGAAGGTTTCGCCCGGTCTATTGAGCGCTCCACGAAGCAGCTCAACGCATGACAGGTACGATTTGCCGAATCGACGACCGGCAACTAGGACGCGAAACCGTTTGTCGCTTGAAAAAACTTGGCCCTGTGCCCATCTCAGGCTTACGGGCTCTGCTTTTGTGCTCATGGCTATTACATTACACAGGTTTTCAACCCCTACCCCCCTCCTAGACGTGCCAGAACGTATGGCGGGCAGTTATTATCTGAAAAAAGGTCGATAGGTTGATGCCTGAGCCTCTAACGGATCGCACCACACAAGCCAAAGAGGACCGCATTAGGCGTCTCTATCGACGACAGCTTGATGGACTCTCTGCTCGTGCTCTTGTGTACGAGCACAAGGAGAAAGAACAGGTTTCAATCAATACGGCATGGCGCGATTGGGCAGAAGTCAAAAAGCTCGTTGATGAAGACTGGCAAGCTGATCGCGAAAACATGCTGGCACGTCTTCAGCACATGCGTACCAAACTGTTCCATCAAGCCCTGAAGAAGGGACAATTGCAGACCGCCAGCCAAGTGCTTGATTCCATCGGACGTGTCATCGGTGAATCCGTTGAAACCGTCAACATCCAAGCCCCCGAACTTAAAATCTCCATCGAAGATAAGGGCGACTGATCCCCACGCTCACAACTTCAGACCCCTGCCCCCATCCTAGGGGGCTTTTTTATTACACGAATGCTGTTGTACGGATATATGTGTAAGTAGTGGGTGATTAGATAGCAGCCAAAAATTTTGCAACACTGCCCCCGGTTTTTGCGGCGTGCGGCGCCGGCAACTCTTTAGTTTTTCTTCTTGTGATATGGGAGAAAAAATGTTATTGTGTAAGAAGGAAGAAGCAATTCTTCTGTGCCGCGTCAGCGGCGCTCCTCGACAATTGAAAATCAAACCAGTTGGGAGCGAATCGCACCAATCAACACTGCCCACGGGTAAGCGTTGCAAGGTGTCGCGCAAGATCTCAGGATTTTTGCCTGTTCCAGGGGCGCTCCCAACGAGACCAAACGACCATCCTATTTTTTTCTGATCATGAAGACGTTTTTGAATTGGTTGGCGGTTTACACCGCAGCTGGTGCGTTTGGCGTCGCCGTGGTTCAAACGGCGATGACGGAACCGTTCCAGGGGCATTCGGGCACTCAAACTTATGTGAGGGTGGCTCGATGACTGAATTTAAAAGCACTTATTTTGTTTTTGATAATTCAGTTCAGCCTTTTGCCGGTTTTATAAAAAAGCCGGTGGAAAAATGGAATGGGTTTGATGTGGCTTATTTTAATTTTGAGCAATGGCAGGGCATCCTAAAATTTTTTGAGGGAGTAGAGGAAACTCACCCTGAATTGCATTCAGAATTAAAAGAGCAAAAACCGCAAGCTTCGGGGCTTTATTGTCTCGGGGCTGGTTTTTGTATTTCCGAAGTTGCTCCAATGGAAAGAGTCGCCACTTATTTTGTTGGTGACCTTTTTGAGATGATGGATGACGACAACCGAATTGTTTTTAATTCAGTTGTCTGTCCTAGCCTTAAAAATAATTCCATTGAAGTTTTTGTTTCTGATGATGCCGATGAGGTTTTACTTTATCAGCGATCAAACGGGGACACTTCTGCCGGTTACATTGAACGGCTTCACAGTGGAAAGTATTTTTTGATGATTGAAAATCAAGGGTTTGTATCCGATGATTTACAAGCTTTGGAACAAAAACTTTTCGCTTGGGTTTAATTAACGCACCAACAATCCCCCGGCCAATCGGTCGGGGTTTTTTTTATGTCACTCTCAAAAACTTTTTTTCACCTTTCCAGGAAGTCTTCCAATAGGAAGACAGGTCCAATTGCTGTTACCACGACTAGCAAAAACAGCTGTTCCCTTAATTGTGGGATGCGTGAATTTTGCTATGCCATGAATGGGCACCTGGGGATGCACTGGAACGCCGTTTCAAACGGGTCACGTTCCAGTGAATGGCGAAAACATTTGGATGACTTAGCAAGTCTGCCGTTTGGTTCGCCTATACGGTTTAACCAGGCGGGTGATCTTGTAGCTGGCAAGACCGGTTGGCTGTCTCGAGCGTTCATGAATGGCCTTATAGCTGTTGTGAAAGCCCGTAGGCTGCAGGCTTGGTCCTACACGCACCACGACTATACGGTCGGCGAAAATGCAAGGTTGTTACGTCGCGCCAATCGCGAGGGACTGAGGATCAACGTTTCAACTGAAACCGAAGAGTCAGCAGACCGCGCGATAGCTTCAGGCCTTCCGGCTGTTCTTGCTGTTAGCAGTAAGGAGACTAGAACGGTTTGGAGAACACCGGCGCGCAACTTGGTTAAGGTCTGCCCTGCTCAACTGCGGGATACAGACTGCAGCCGTTGCATGCTGTGCCATAAGCGAGGTTCAAAGGTGATCATCGCCTTTTTAGCTCACGGTTCCCGCAAGTCCCGCGCCAATCAAACCCTAGGAGTCTGAGATGGAACAGTATGAATCGGTTAGTGCCTGGATTGCTGCTAGTGATTCAGACACTGAAGCGCTTTTAAAGAGGGTTGTTGCGGATATCGCGGCAGACCAACTTAAAGAAGCCAGACTAAAACGGCGTTTAAGATTAGAGGAGATTAACCATCCCTCTAGTTTTGACGTTTGGAACCTCACCGACCGCCACTAGTTTGGCGGTCTTTTTATTATGTCAACGCACGAATTTACAGCAGCAGACTGTACATGGGCAGATCTGCACTTTTCAGATTTAGGAGAGGCTAGGGAGCATCTCGACAATTTGATTGAAGCTCGAAAATCTCTGCAAAGCATGCGGCGATTAAAGGCGTTTGCCGAATCTGACGTTCCAGGTGCTGACATTGCTCGAATTGATCGGGGAATTGCAGAACTGGAAAGTCAGGAAGAGGAGTTGGCGGCATTAGTCGCTGAATGCTCCATGAATGCATTATTTGACTGAGGCCCTTAGGGGCCTTTTTTTTATGCGCTGAGGCGGATCAGACAGTTTTCACCTTTACAGTCTTGGAGTTTGGCTCGAACCCAGTTGAGGCGACCGGCAACCCTACGACCATCGTTGGTGTCCTTGTATGAATGCAGAGCCTCTAGGAGGAGCGCCCATTCATCAGGGCAAAAATGAATGGTTTTAGTGGGTGTTGGGTCGGTCATGAATGGGCTGCTTGCAGTTCCCTTGAATGGTCTGTATTGTAAGACAGGAGTCAAGGGTTAGCCCTTGCTCCGCTCCAACGCCAACCCTACCAATGGACTCGTATCACACGACTACATTTTTTTTCAAAAATGGCACAACCGTTGAATTCGGAACTGGCTCTGCCACTTTCATAGACGGCTTGAACCTCACAACTGT